GTGGGTTGAAGTCAACGTCTACAGTTCTTGTAGCAGACTCAGCAAGTTTGTAGTACTCAGCAGGTGGTAGTACACAGAAACGATCTGTTGGAGGAATGTCTCTTTCGTCAAATGTCTGTGCAATGTCATAGATAGCTGCTGCTATCTCATCACCAGTAACATCAGAAGAAGCTGTATTACCATTAGCAAGTGTCAATACAAGACCACCATTACCACCTGTAAGAGTAGTAGATGCTCTCGAAGCATTTGCAATCTGCTTGGCTACGTTCTCATCATATGTTTTAGCTAAAGCCTTACCTAGCTCATCAGCATAGGTAGCCCTAACGTCATAATGATTCTTTAGTTCGTCAATACTAGCAACGAAACTTTGTGCAATTAGAAGATCATCTATGTTGATAATCTTTTCATTCGCCAAGATTTGGTTAGCACCAACAAGAGGAGTTCCTACTGTATGGTATGCAGCAGTAGCAGTTCCTAATACTGGAAACTGTGCTGACTTACCACTTGTGATAGTACGAACTGAATGAAGTTGCTCGTTAAAGATATTGTTTCTAGCGAAAGCTGTTAAAACTTCCCCAGAAAATACCTTTAAAAACAGGGCATCATAAGATGTGCCTGAGTTATTAACCAAACCAAGACGAGATACTGTGGCGTTAGCCATAGGAAAACTCCTTGATTAATGTTTAAATTTGAGTAACTAACTTCGTTTCAATCCTTTCTCTCAAGTGGTATCTGACGCATCAGGCACTTAGATATTTAGATTTCTACTCTGTTAAGTTTTTACAGACCCACAATTCCACTTGCGTAGTGCAAGAGCTTTGCGAGTTAGCTTGCCATCTTTCTTTAATGGTCCTTTTGACTTAGACATTCTTGCACAAAAAGATTTTCTTCTTGCTTTCTGTCTAGGTGAAAGACCACTTTTTTTTGTGACAGGTGCTTGCAAGTTACTACCTGTCTTAGCGTTAAGATATGCTCTACCTTTAGCATTAAGACCCCCTGTAGGATCTTTATGCTCTATCCGTAGAGATACCCTATTCGCCATGAAAAATGTAAGCTATTTAAAATATAGCATTATTACGCAATCTTTAAACTGTCTCTGCTTTTTTTCTTTTTAGGAAAACCAGCTTTCATGTTTGCATAAGCTTCATCAGTAATCGTACTTTTCTTTTTAGAACGACTGATGCCTTTCTTTTTTCTTTGGTTGATGTTGTAGTAAAGACCTTTTTTCATAACTAATCTTAATTACCGAATACGTTAGAACCTGCTAAACGTGCTTTTACATTTTCGGTATAAGACACATCTTTTTCCCAACGAGGATCAGACATAGCAGTTACTACTTCTGCTGTAGATCTAAATGGTGTAGGTCCACTTGTTGAAGCACGACCTGAGTAGAGATTTGGTTCAACTCCCATAGCGTTATTGTATTGTGAAAAGATACCTTGAACAGCCAACTTAATAGCAGGTCCATCTCCTGTATCAGTTAACTTGTTAAAGGCTTGAACATCATCAGCAGGTAGATTTTCTACAGCCCAAGAAACCATTTGATTGTAGCTTTCATCTCCACCAACTGAATCTTTAATACCTTGTGCATCTACTTCACCTGCCATAGCAGAATTGCGTAGACCATCTAAATAAGTATCAACAATTTGTTTTGAAAAACCAGCTTCATTTAGTTTGCTGTAATCGTCTTTAGAAATTTCATTATTTTTTTCAAAGCGATCTGATATGTCTTGTGCATCAATACCAACTTCTTCTAATACAGAAGCAAGACCTTCTCCATAATATTCTTTTGCGTCAAATTCAGAATCGTTAGTTTCTGTTTCTTGTTCTTGCTCCTCTTTTTGTTCTTCTGCGTTAGCTTCTGGTTCTTCTTTGGTTTGATCTATAGCACCAAGCTTACCTTCAAGTTCTTTATAGCTACCTACAAGATCTTCTACAGATTTAAACTTGCCAGCATATAAACCATTCTCTTCTTTTAAACCTTCCAAGTCATTAGCAGACATTGGTGGTGTCTCTGAAACATTTACTTGTGATGAAGTCATAGTGGTTTTCTTTTAACTATAGTGAATTGTACTGCCATGTCTAGTAGTGACATCACCAGACTTCTCAGGTACAGGGTTTTTTTCGTTAACACCTAGTTCGCTAACGATAGCTTTCTCAGGTGCATTTTCTAGGGTTTCTTTCTTTGTACTAGGCTTCTTGTTGGGCATTTGGTTCCTCCGTTGGTAATTGTTGTGAAGCATCAGCTAATTTTTTAGGATCAACTAATGGTGAGCCTAAAGCAGCAGGTCCAAGACTTTGAATAAGTTGCTGCTGTTGTGCAACTTGTTGTTCTTCTTGGATTTGTTCTTGTGTTTTTATAAGGTTAGCAGTATCAATTCCTATACTGGTAGCAAGACGTTTGACTGCTTCATCTACATTAACGTACTGTCTCATAACATCTGGTCCTAAAGCTTGAGCTACAGTTCCTATAAACTCAATTAATTTGTTTCTATCATTACCCCTACCAAGGCCTTGAAGTCCTGTCACTATCTTGGGTTTGACCAGTTCATCAGGCAGCTTGGGAACTTTACCTTGTCTTACCAACAGGTGCATACGTCTTCTAAGATATGGTAATTGAAACTCTTGAGTCAAAATACTATAAATACCACCAAGACTATTCTCTAGCTCTTGTGCCATAAGATTTATCTCTGCTGCCGTTACTCTTTCTGCATCACGTTGTACTGATCTTGCCATCAAGAAAGCAAACTCAAGTCTTGCTTCTATTCTTTGTATTGCACTAAAAGCAACAGAGAAGTCTGCACTTTTACCAACTTGCATGACACTTATATCTGCTGCTGTACCTTCTCTTACTGCTCCATTTGGGGCTTTACTTATGGTGGCTGCCCTTGTAACTCCATTGGGATTTACTAAAAACAAAGTCTTAGCACTAGCAGCAGCACCTTCAATTATGGCTTGCATCAAAGACTCAAGACTAATCAAGTCTCCTCTGTATTCTTCAACATAACCTCTACCATAATCTTCACCATCAACCCTAATAAATCTAAGAGGTAGCCAAGGTGTCACATCTACTCTTGATCTACCATCTGTGTTTGGTATCTTCTCCCCCTTACATTCTTGAAACCAGAAGACATCATCATTAATCCTTTTTATATGTGTATATATATCAAGGTCATCTGTCATTGTCTTAGCATCATAGTTCTCTTTCTTTTTGATCTGTTCTAAGAAAGCAGCAGGTAAAGCTTGTGGGTGTATTGTTTCTTTAGTTAGAATTTCTAATACGTTACCTACTTCATCACGCTTACAAACAAACTTAGATAATGGAAAGACTTTAAGACCTGCATCTGTTAGGTATAACAAGACATTACCTGACACGACTAGATGTTTGATAGCTTCAAACATAGCAACTCTGTCATTAGATATTTCTATCTGATTCATTAAAGCATTTTCTATTGTGCGTAGTCCTTTATCTATCTCACTCTGCATTTGTTCTTGCCCTTGCTTTCTTATCTCAAGAGCATCTATTTCTAATTTAAAAAATGCTGTGCTTGGAGGAAGCAAAGTCATTAATAATTTATTTGACAAAGAATTTACACCACGACTACCAGTAGCTTGGAATGGAGTTTTTATTCTTGCCCTTGTACCTGATGTTTGTTCTGGTATTAAGCTAGGTATCGTTAGCTTTGAAGATTCTTTTGCTTCTCTATCGTAGACAGACCTACTACTAACAAGTGCTTCATACCTACCTGCTGCGGTTGTGCCTTGTGCTGAGTATTCCATATTAAGTTGGGTAGTTTAAATCTCCACCTTTTTGGTTATTGAGCAATGGTATCTGTAATGATCTAGTTCCCATTCTTCTACCCATAGCAACTTTTGTATCAGCAGCTTGTTTCTTTTTTTGTTTACCAACAACTACTGCATCAGCAGTATCTTCTATAGGAGAATCAACTGGTTCGGGTGCAGGTGCAGGTGGGGGTGATGGTCTTCCGAAACACATGGCAGGTGTATATTATTTTTTCCTTATACTAGCATGAACTAAATTAAAGTCTTCTTTTTAGTTTGCGTTAGCTTTTGTGCTGTAGCAATAGTTGGATTAGAAAAGTTTTTAGTTTCTTTTTGTTTTGCAATCTTTAGTGAGTCTGCTGTCTCAGTCTTTTTCTTTTTCTTTTCTAGACCTTCTTGTTCACCTGTAATTACAACAGGGTCATTCTTACTTTTGTACTTTGCAACTCTAGGTTGAGTAGGGCCACCACCACCAAAACACATAGCTAGTTCTCCAATACCCTGTTAGTTAACATAGTTTCTTTTTGTCTTAGTTGCTGTTCAATTAGATAGTCAACAACAGACCTTTGCCCTGCACGATACCACACTTCTCGATCTGATAGCGATAAGTCTGGGTGTCTGTTAGGAAACACAGCATCTAAAGCTTGTATAAGTTCGTCAGTAATTACTGGTAAAGACACAAAATTTAAAGAGCTATCTCTATATTATATGTTAATGTGAAAGTAACAAGGAGTGGTTACCTTGTTGCAACGCTAAGAAAACCTCAAGGGTGTGGTTCCTCTTGGGGTTTTCTTTATGGGTTCCAAAGTTTTACTTCACCTGTATTGTAATCATAATCTCCTTCTCGTAATATCCTTGTGAGTCTTGCGTTCAAGATAGCATCAGCAATCGTGTAACCTTTCTTAGTATATGTCTCCTGTACTTTAGACCATAGTGCTTCTTTGGTATTAGGTGTATTGGCTAGAGTCTTTGAAGCTGTAACCATACCCATACCTTTGATACCTAGTATTCCGTCACCAGCATCACCAGCCAACGACATCTCAAACCAATGCCTGTCTGCTTTTTTATTTGTAATATGTTCTATCGAATCATCAGCAATAAGTTTGCATGGTAGTGTTCTCATATCTTTATCAACTGAGACTATTATCGGATCTTTGTATCTGCCATTGGTAGCAAGCAAACCAAGTACGTCATCACCTTCTAAGTTTTCATAAGCTACAGTTTCATATCTTTCTTTTACTTCTTTGATAACACTCTTAAGTGCAAGTGGTTTACGTTTGCCTATCCTGTTGATCTTGTACTCAGGAAATATCTCATGTCGAAATGTAGGGTAAGAAGTAAAACACATAACTATGTCATGCTTACTCTCAGCAATACTTCTATAAACATCTAGTCTGTTCTCTATCAGATTTAGTATGTCTCTTTCGTCAGAGTGAAGTGTATGCTCCCAATCATTCCATCTTGTATCTTGCTCACAGGCACAGCAAGAATTGTAGATCAACCAATCAGCATCAATAAGTAAAGTCATAGCTAAATAAAATCCTCATATACAACAAGCCGACCTGTCTTCTGGTCGTACAATAATTTATCTACTTCTCCTGTCATACCAGTATGTCTAGACTTGAGTACCTTTAACTGTAATCGGTGTCTCTCACTAGCTTCTAATTGGTTTCTAGAAGCACTTAAAACTACGTCACTTAGTTGAAGTAGAGAGTGGCTACCTCTCAAGTCTGATGTATCTACCTCTCTGCCAGACTCATGTGATTGTCCTTGTGGTCTGCGTAGATGGCTGACTAATACAATAGCTATACCAGTAGCTTCACTTAAACTTCTAAGCTTAGTCATTATTATATCTATTGCTTTGCGTTCATTATCTAGTTCAAGACCAGACAAGACTATGCTTATGTGATCTAGTATAACTACCTTTACTCCATCAACAGT